GCATATTGGCAATAGCCAATTTGATCGTCAAAATAGCAGAGCCGCCGCCGTCTGCACTGTAGTACATATAAACGCACCCGGATGGGGAAATCGGGCATAGCGTTGACCCGGTTACCTGGACCAGTGTTGGATTGTTCAACTGATTTGATTCATCCGGTGCGCGGCTCGTTAAGGTCGGTATTGGAAAGCCAGTTGACAGTAGACCAGCGCCGGGTGAAGACTGCTGAAAGATGGATGCGAAAGTAGTTGCCTGATTTCGGTAGACTCTCGGAGGGTTGTCTTTCCATGAGGCGGACCACATATACCATTGACCGTTGATGTAATGCAGGTCCGGTCCCTGGCAATCCTGGCCATAGGGATCGAACCCCATCGGCCCCGGTGAAGTGGCTGTCCACGTTCCGCCGCTATCGGCGGACGTAGCCGACCCGCAAATGCTGCTGCTTGAGGCTCCCGTCCCGTCCGTTGCCAGATAGATCGTGCTTCCCTGTAACGCCAGCGAAGAATTGAAAACTGTCACCTGCCCAAGTTGCCCCGCTGTGATAGTCGCGGAGTGAAACAGGGAGAATACATTCGGGACGCCAACCGCTGAGGTATAGGAGTCAAGACTTGGCTCAGCGCCTGTGTGCGAAACCAGAAGCAGGTAGGAGCCATCAGCCCGCTTCAGTATTGACGGCTGGCAACCTGCACCAGAACATGAAGACTCTGCGAGCACATTCGACACGAAAGTCCAATTCCTGCCATCGGCTGATTCAAGATATGTAAGTTGCGGGGGTTGATCGACCCACATTTGCAGGCATGGATTAGCAACCGAGACGCAATCCGTAGTCGTGTAAAGCACCTTCTGGTTCGCTCCGGGTTTGACTACAACACCTTGCCGTTGCCACACACCGGAAGGGAATAGCGACGTAACCAGGTCGCGCATATAGGCGCCCTTGGCAAGCAGCTGAGCGCGACCAGCGGCATAGTCGGCCTGCAATTCTACCGGACTCTGGAATTTGGTGTATACCGCAACTGGGCCGAGCGTCCCATTCCAGAAACTGCCCTGACTGGCTGTAAGAACCTGAGCGCACAATCCAAACTTCGTGGTGGGGAGACTGGTTATCGCACCACTCAATCCCGTAGTCCACGTTATATTTTGATCGAGTACCCCAAACGTTAAATTTCCCCCGGCACGCTGAAAATAGTACATATGCCAGTCCGCGCCATATTGAGCGAGCGACTTGAACGCTGTGAAATCAGCGCCCAAGGCAAAGCCGCTCGTGTACATCCCGGAGGCAGCGCCACCTCCCGAGGGTCCGAAATTCGCCCGTAGATATGGCGGTCCCGTTGCGCCAGCCTCCGCAACCGTTGCTCCGCCTAAACCATTTCCGCCAGAAACGAATGCAACGATTGTAAAGTTCGAAGCGCCAATCAGCGCCCCGGAAGTGCTCGCGTAATCGCTGGAACCGTTGCATGTAGTTCCCGTAGCGGTCTGGGTTGTACCGGTCAAGGTCGCGTTGTTACCAGTGCCAGAGAGGTCGGTGAGCGCGCCTCCACTCACACCGCTGCCGCTTGTGCCGTACCATTCAGCGACCAGCCCGGTTGCGGGCCATGACTGGCAAAAAGCCGCCGAAACGAAAAGAAGTCCGATAAGTAGTTTCAATTTGCGATCTCCGCTGTCCACAGCAAGGCACTGCCGAATGTTTGGGAAGACCCCGATACGTTAATCAGCGTGATAGTTACAACTCCCGAAGCGGTGACGGCCATCGAAGCCAGTAGGCCAGCGGGGAGTACAGGGAGCCCAGCGATTACGCCTTGCCCCAATTGCGCCTGAGGAACCGCAAGGGTAAATGTCTTGTATCCGCCATCTATCACTGTCCCCGGACCCCAGGAAACGGTAACGCGTGGATATCCTCCCGTCGAAACTCCACAGAGGTAAGAGCTTCCGGTCCAGTTAAGATGCGCTCCTCCCGCGTCAGTGCAAACCGGAAGCACGCCCGGAGCTAAAGCCGTTGCCGTCGCCGCGTTCCCTCCAATGCTGACAGCCGGAAGCAATGTTGGAATATCCGCCGCGACTGCCGCCCGGCACGCAGCCGTCGCCGGCGATCCAGTTGACGGACCCGCGACAAGCTGATTCGCGTTGCAGGTGGGCGGCGTCGACGAGACAAGCGTTCCAAAATGCGCGGGCGTAAGTTCCACCAGCGCGGTCGCCCCGGCTATCGCCGTGGAGCGAAACACGCCAATGATGCGCGTCGCAATCGCGATTGCTGAACTCGCCGTTTGTCCTGAATCTTTGCAGTCAATCGCGCTGCCGGTTCCAAGGATGACTAGATCGCCCGCGGTTGCCCCGCCCGTGTCAGCCACGCATGAAACGGTCCCGAACCGCGCCACTTCAACGGAGCCCGCCGCCGACACACTGCTCATGGCGACGCCGTAAGTGCCCGTGGTGCTCGCAACGATCTTCAACGGGGCGCTCGCGTCGGTTTGGACCAGCGTGTTCGCGCTCACGCCGCCCGCGCCCACGGTCCAGGTTTCGGTTACCGGCGAAGAGCCCGCGCCGAGAGAGGGCGAAGACAGGCTATTGCTGCCGCCCGTCAAATGCCAGTCGTTCGACGAGCCGCACGCGTAATCGTTCGCGCCGGGCGTCCCGGTCCCGAGCGTCATGTGATCGCCGAAGGTACACGCCCCGGGGAAGTACGTCTTGATCGGGTACGGCGACACGCGCGCCGCGCCGGAGTTGTCGATCGTCTGCTGTCCAAACGCGCCGCTCGCGCCAAGCGCGAGCGCGAGAACCGCGAGCCCGAACAACGATGTGCGACGACGTGTGAAGTTGCTCATGCGCGGTTTAATGTCCTTTGAAAGAATAGATTTCTATCCGGCCACTGGCCCGTGCCGAGCGCCGCGCCGGTCGCCGTTGGCGCCGCCGCGAGCGTGTAAGACGTGGTCGCTATCGCGACCGGCGACGCGTTCTGCAGCGTCGGGACGCTGCCCGAAACGGCCGCGTAAACGTTCCAGCCGGACGCGTTCAGCGGCACGACCTGCCCGTCCGCGATGCCGACCTGGTCGGGCACGCCGTTAGGCGGGTTCAGGCCCGCGATTGAAACCGAGAGGAAATGTGCCGCGCCCACGGTGAACGCGATCGTCGCGCTCGGCCCGCTTTCGCCGTTGCCCTTCGAAGTGGCCGATTGATACTGCGACTGATCCACATACGTAATCGCGACGTCGTACGCGACCGGCGCGCTCGACGCGCCGCCCGAAACCGCCGTCACATTTGCAGCTCCCCACGCGCCCGCGTTCACCGCGTGCAGCGCGCCCGGGCATTCGAGCGGCCGGAATACCACCGGCAGCCCGTTGGCGCGCAGTGTGCCCCACATGCGCGCGGCCTCGCACTTGTAGCGCGAGTACTTCGCGTCGTACCGGTCTTTAATCTTGCGGTTTGCCGCGCTTCGGTAGAAGTTCGCGAGCGCGACGTACGCGAACCACGTCGCGAACGCCGACGCGTCATCGGCATAAGCGGAGCTTATGACGATCTGCGCGGGCTTAACGCGCGAAACCGACGCGGCCGTGTAGCTCGAACTGAGCACCGCCCACGAGCCGGACCCGGCGAGTGAGGACGCGCCGTACCAGGTGTTATAGAGCTGCTGCGCGCGCAGAATTTCGTTTTTAGCTTCAGTCCACGACTGCCGGATAATGCCGCCGGTGCCAGCGAGCGTGATGCCCTCCGCGGTCGCGACGGACGCCGTTTCCCCGTCTATCTGGACGAGGGTCGCTGTCGTAACGATATCGGAGTCGGAGAATAGAGCCATGTTCGAGCGATTGAAATAACGGCTGACCATCGCGCTCGCGTTTGCGCTACCGCGCCGCGTTGCGTATTGGTGCGCCATCCGCGTCGGCGCGCACGCGACGCAAGACGAGTACTCCGGTCAGGAAGTACCCGCGCTTGGGTTTATGGAAGCGTTGAAACGGTGGTGAAGCCTACTGCTCCAGCCACGCGATTAACTTGGCGCTGGGCGAGCCGGTTGCGACCTGCACGTTCACGCGTAGTTTGGTATTCGTCGCTCCGAAGCGGCAGGCGGGGATCTGATAGGACTCAACCGAGTAGGTTGACCCCTCGACGACGTTCACGCCAGCGACCGTAACGCTCCACGGCTGTGTCGCGTCCGAGAACGCGCTCGCGTTCGCAGTATCTTCGAGAACGATCTGAAGGTTCTGCGCGCTCGTCAGGCTCCGCACGCGCAGTTTCACGGTGAACGCGCCGGTCAGCGCCGAGGTGTCGAGTGAGCCCGTGACCGCGCCCGTGGTTGTTACCGTCTGTTCCCCAGTCGATATTGCCGAAATTGTACTCATGGCTTATTTAGTTTCCTTTTGATTGAATTGTTTTGGTCGCGCGTGCTCGGCCAGCGCGTTCGCGACCGCGCGCTGCAGTTGATCGTCGGGAATCACATTTTCGAGGCGAATGGTTTGCTTCTTCTCGATCTCCGCCTTCGTGATAGCTGCAGTCCGCGACCGCAGGTCCGCTTCGTATCGCTCGATATCGTCGGCCTCGGCGGGCTTGTGCGTGCCGCCAGCTATCCACCGCGCCGCGTATTCGCGGGCGGCCATCGTGACTACGCCACCGATCGTGCCCGACGCGGCGTTTTCGATCGACACGAGATAAATGACTTTGTCGCCCGCTGGGAGCGATTCCTCGGTCCGCCGGACGGTACGCCAGTAATGATTGATATCCATAAATGAGATTTGCTTTCAGCGATCAGCGATCGGTTAATGCCGATCGCTGAAAGCGCCGGTTAGGACTAGGTGCTCTGAACGTCGATAGCGAAGTTCTGGCGGAGAGGAGCACACCCGTAAAGGACGTCCACAGTGAACTGCTGGGCGAGCGTGTTCGGAGCGTAGCTCATGGTCACGCGCATACCAAAGTTGCCCATCTCGGCGTACTCGGCGATCGCGCCGGTGCCGGGGATCGGCAACGGAAGGCGGCGCACAACGAGGCCGATTGCGTCGCGAACGAACGCCAGGTTGTGATACAGCGTGCTTACCTTCGCGATGTACTGCGACCGGAAAATGTCGAAGCTGGTTCCGCGCAGCAGCATGCCTTCCGCGATCGGGCTGGGCTGGCCGTTGATTACATAGCCGGCTGTCTGCAGCTCGGTATAGCGCGGGATCTGCCGAAGCGCCGTATACGGGCTATCGCCAACGATGAGGATTTTGCGCTGCCCGACGGGAACTTTCGCGTTGAACAGCGACTGTTCCGCGGAGTTCAGGACGGCTTCGGTAATCGTCGAAGATCCGCCAACCGCCGCATTCGCTGTGAAGAGCGAATACATGGCGAGCAGGTCCGTTTCGATCTTCTCTGCAAGCGCAATCACTGCCGGCAGCATGTATACCTTAAGCAAATCCGGCGTTGCCAGGATTTTCGTCACATCAGGAATCTGGAATGTGGCCTCTACATGGGAGTTGAGCACGATCTGCGCATTGCCGAGAGATGGATTCTGTGTAGTAACAGACCCGCCTTCACTGATGATGTTTGCGGTCAATTTCGGCGAAATCGGGACGTTGACGGTGTCGCCGGCGCTGGCGAGTGTGGGCTCGAAGTCGCGGTTAACGAGATTGCCCATCAACAAGTTGCCGACTAGCGCCGGAAGGGCGTCGGCTGCAACGAGTTTCACGATCGCTTGCGCGACATTTGCGGACGTAATAGCTGCCATTTAATTTGAAAAGGCTCCTTTGCCTGGTGGATCAGCCGCCGGGCCTTGAGGAGCCGTGGCGGGTAACTGTGACTTTGTTTTGAGCGGTGAACTTACTTGTTCAGTTCGTGCTGCAGCGCGCGGACGGTTGCCCACGCGGCCTCGCGCGTCTCGGGCTTCATGCCCATCTTTATGTCTTCGAGCTGCACCGACCGGCCGCCGGCCATGCCGGCGTTGGCGCGCGCGCCCGCGCTGTCGACCTGTTTCGCCGCGAGCAAATGCGTTTTGCTCGCCATGCGCGTTTTAATAAAGTCCTTTACGGGCACGAAGTCGCCGCCGTAAAGCTCGCCGTCCTCGCCGCGCTTGACCTCGTCGCGCAGCGCGCGGAACGCGTCTTCGCGTGCGTCGTCGGACGCGAAGTTAAAGTCTCCGAGCGACGCGCGGATCGCGCCGTGGCGCTCGCGTTCTTCGCCGCGCATCTTGGTTTGCTTGCTCTCCTCTTCGGTCAGCCTGTTTTTCTCTTCCAGCGCCTTAAACCTGTCTGCGTACTCGCGATTCTGGCGTTCGAGCGCTGCCATCGCCGGGTCGCGCGGCTTCGCCGGGTCGCCGGGCGCAGGCGCTTCGACGATCGGCGCGGGCGTCTCGACCGGTTTCGGAATCAGCTTCGCGAAATCGGCTTTCATCGTCTTCTGCGACGCAGTGATTGCCTTGGTCACTTCCGCCATCAGCGCGGATTGAAACGCCGCCGCGTCGAACGCGGGCGGGGCGCCGCCCGCCGGCGGGTCGCCGGACGCTTCTTCGTACAGGCGTTGGAATAATCCGAATCTCTTCATTTGTCCTTTGGAGTTCTAGTGGCGCGCGGCAGCCAGAATACGGTCAACGGCTCGCGCACGCGTGCACGCATCCATACCGACGCGAATATCTTCAATCCCAAGCCCTAATCCCATGAAGCGCTGCCACAAATGGGAGAATCTGGTTTTAATGCGACTTGCCTTGCGGCTTCGCGCCACGTGCTTTGCAAATGCGCACCGCTTCGCCGTTTCCAGTGCGATAATCTCTACGGCCCAAGATGCTTTCTTGCCTTGAAGATCCGCGACGCGCGGCAATATCTCGGGGCGAAAGCCGGTATCCACCGTAGCGACTATCGCCTCGGTTCGCATGCGCAACTCATTCCGATAGGACTCGATCTCCAGATCAGATGCGATTCTGCTGTGGCCTGATACAATCCATTGCGCCGCGAGGTTCCGCGGTACCTCAGAAACCACGCCTGCTTTGGTCTCCGACAGTGGACCATTAAGGATCGACACAATGCAGATATATGTTTCTCCAGCGGAGAATCCCATCTCGGTACGCACTTTGGACCAGAA